TTGAATTTACGCTCGCAGCTTTACACGAGGTTTTGCCAGGACTTGGAAGAGGTAATCTTGGAATTATATTTGCTCGTCCAGAGGTGGGGAAATGCCTTGGGAAGGGTACTGAGGTACTTTTATACAGCGGCCACACAAAAAAGGTAGAGGATGTTGAGGTTGGTGACAAACTTATGGGGCCGGATGGTTTACCGAGGATTGTACAGGCATTAGGCAACGGTGTTGAGGATATGTATAAAATTTCATACCCACACGGAGACTTTTATAAGGTAAATTCCTCTCATATTTTATCCCTTAAACGTAGTAAGGTAGAACCAGGATATAATTATGGGGATATTCTTAATGTGCCTTTACAAGAGTATTTAAAGTGGCCTGAAGGTAGAAAAGCTAGGTATAAAGGTTGGAAAGCTGGGGTGGATAGTTTTAGTAGCCCAATTACAGTGGACCCTTATTTTTTAGGTTTATGGTTGGGTGACGGCACTACCGTAAATCAATCTGTTTCTAATAGTGATGTAGAGGTTGAAGAGTTTATACAAACCTATGCTGCTGAAGTTGGGGGAAGGTTTGTAAAGAGAGCATACAAAGGTAAACCCCCTTCCCTTTGTATTGTAGGGGAGAGGGGAAGGAGTGGGCAAAGTCCCATGCTGAACCTGCTAAGAGAAGCTAAGGTGATTGGTAATAAACATATACCACATAATTACAAATGTAGTAGCCGTGAAGACAGGTTACTGCTGTTGGCTGGGCTACTAGATAGTGATGGACACCTTAGAAAAGATAAACATACCCACTTTGAGTACGCCTCAAAACTAAAGGTACTTGCAGATGATGTTGAGTTTCTAGCTCGTTCTCTGGGGTTTCATACTACAAAGAGATATAAGAACTATGATGGTGGTAAAGGGCACTATGTTGTGTTTATAACTGGGGATATACATCTTATTCCTACAAAGATACAGCGAAAACAAGCCAGGAAGGTAGAAAACAAGAAGAGGAAAGCTCTACACTTTGGTATTTCAGTTGAGCATGAGGGGCCTGGAGAATATTTTGGGTTCACTATAGATGGTGATGGGCTGTTCATGTTGGGTGATTTTACAGTTACACACAACACTACTTTCGCGGCTTTCCTTGTGGGTGAGTACATTCGGCAAGGGCACAAGGTAGCATATTTTGGGAATGAGGAGCCAGCCAGACGTACAAAGTTGCGGGTCATATCTAGCTACCTCGAAAGGAGTGCTGAGGAGATACGGGACAATCTACAAGACAGTAAGGATAAGTTCAACGGGAGTGGGGAAGGGTTGAGAGTGTTTGATGCTGTCGGTGTCACTATGGGGGAGATTGATAATTATGTAGAGAGTATGGCCCCAGATATTGTAGTGATTGACCAGTTGGATAAGGTTAGGATTGATGGGAAATTTCAGAGGACTGATGAACGGTTGAAGGAAATCTACATACAGGCTAGAGAACTTGCTAAGAGGCGCAACTGTCTTGTGTGGGCTATCTCCCAAGCCAGTGCTGATGCCCACGATAAGAAATATGTTAGTTTTGACACAATGGATAATTCCAAGACTGGCAAGGCGGGTGAGGCAGACTTGATTGTAGGTATAGGGAAACACGGGGGTGTGGATGAGGATTTCTTGCGCTATCTATACTTGTCCAAAAATAAGATTAATGGCAGACATGAGATAGTACCTTGTAGATTGGATGCAGAGAGGGCTAGATACTATGACTAAAACCTGCGGCAGCTGCCGACACTGGGGCGTGGGGAAGGTCTACTGGACACAAGCCGCGAAGGAGTTTAACTATCGCAGGAGGAGTTGTGCTAAGTATTTTGAGGATATGCTGGCTATAACTGATAGTAGTGATAGCTGTTGGAGCTATGAGGATACTGGAGAGACTCAATGAAGATAGCACTAGTAGCCCAGGGCTACAGCAACAGAGAGTTCATTCTAGACTGGTTTGAGGAAGACTTTGACGAGGTGTGGGGGGTTAACTCAGCAGCAGCCATATTCCAGTGTACCCTTGGTTTCAGGATGGATGACCAGAGGGTGATGGACTTGGCTGGGGATGACCCACGGTACCCTATGGTGTCAGGTGATGGGTTGAAGAGGAAGAATGCTCGTATCAAGAACTTTGTAGATTGTGAGATTTTGGTCCCGGATTGCGAGGTTTCTAAGTTCGACAATAGTAACAGGTTTCCCATTGAGGAGTTTATTGATAAGTTTAAGAGGTTTTTTGAGGGCGATCCCTCTAAGTTTTTCATTGAGGGTAGTTTACCATATATGATTGGTTTAGCTTTAATGAGGTATACGGGTGAGGAGTTTGATGTAGACCTAGATATATATTTGTACGGTTTTGACTACACCTACGATAATTCCAGCATCTCAGAAGAGGGTAAGAGTTCAGCAGCATACTGGCTAGCGATTGCACGGGCTGAGGGGGCCAAGATACATATAGCTAAATCTTCCAGCTTGTTGGCCAACCACAAAAGAGCCAACCTAAACCAAGCCGCTGGAGTGCTGGCACCTGGGAGGGGTATTTTTTATGGGTACTACACGGACCCACATTTAAAGGTGGAGGAAGAGGATGGATGACAAACCAACAAAAGTTATAGCACTGGTGGGAAAGGGAGCAAGCCTCTCCGATTACCTGAAGGAACCCATCCATCACAAGATTGATGAGACTTGGGGGATTAATGCCACGGCTTGTTATATTAACTGTGACAGGATATTCAGGATGGACGGGGAGAGTGTGGGGGAGAACAACCCACTGTTCCTGGCCCAAGGTTTAGATATGGGGTTAACAGATAAATTTATAGCTTCAAAAGTTGGGCAAACTCCAATTTACGTCTCTAGCCTGAAAAGAAAGGGGCCACTTTCAGGGTGTAACCTGTTAGAGTTCCCAATCCAGATGTTTATAGATAGGTTTCAGAAATACTTTGAGTATGACCCCTCCAAGTTTGTAGTCAACAATGCTTTTGCTTATATGGTGGGTCTTGCCATTATGGAGGGGGCCACTATCATTAGAACATATGGTATGGATTTTACATACCCCACTGTTCAGGAGTTGGGGGATGGTAGGGAGACTGCCGGTTGTTGGATCACAATTGCCAGATATGAGGGGGTCAAGTTTGTAGTCAACCCCACAAGCATGTTATTGGCGGGCTACAAACAGTTGATGCCCGAACCCATGACTGGTAGGGGTGTGTTTTATGGGTATGAGGTTGATCCACATTTAGAGGTTTTTGATGGCTAAATATACAGAACTGGTGTTGGCTAGGAGGGTAAAGGATGAAAATAAACATTGACAAAGGTAAGAAGGCATTTAGGGGTTGTCCTTGTTGCGGGGCAGAGGTTAGTGAGTATGGCCCCCCGGATGAGGAATACTACCCCTACTGGGGGTTTACATGTGGGTCTGAAATTATACTTGGCCCAAGTGGGTTGGAGGTCTTTGATGTGTGTCCAGAGGCTACAGAGGTTGTGGTTGAGGGGTTGACTGTTGGGTAGGGGTGTGTTATAATGAAGGACTGGATTGAAAAGCGGGTTGAGGAGGTAAGGGCTGAGAGGGTTGCTAGATTTCAGAGTGGCACCCCATACTATAACAACCCACTCAGACGTATACAGATACTAGCTCAACAGTTTGAGAGGTTACAGGAGGAGTGGACCAGAACTGTCCTGCAATTAAAGTTGAAAGGATAGGGTGTGATAACAGTTCTAGATGTAGAAACCACAACAACATACGTGGAGAGTAAGGACAAGGATAGCCCCTCACCATTCATACCGGAGAACAAGTTGGTATGTGTGGGGTATTTAGGAGTGGATAAGAAGTGTGTGTGGTTTTATCACAAAGATAGAGAGGCAGACCAGGGTGGGTTTGAACAGGTACAAAAGGTGTTGGATGACACAACACTTTTAGTTGGCCACAATATCAAGTTTGATTTACAGTGGCTACTGGAGGCTGGGTTTAACTACACTGGTAGCATATATGATACCATGTTAGTCCAATATATATTAAACAGGAGCCAGAAGTCCCCCCTTTCACTGTTGTATTTAGCTGAAAAATATGATGTGGCAAGGAAGGCTGTGGACTTGCTTGTAGAGTATGAGGGCAGGGGTATGGAAGAGATACCTTGGGAGATTGTAGAGGAATATAATCTTGCAGACCTACAAGCCACTCTTGAGGTTGCTGAGAAACAGTTGGATCAGTTAGGGAGCAGTTGGGATGAGTTTGATACCCACAGTTAAACTAACAAACGAGGTCTGCCAAGTCATCACTGACATAGAGCGGGCTGGCTTGAAGATTGACACCAAAGCACTGGAGGAGGTGGAAGCTGAGTTCAAGGCTGAGTTGCACGAGTTGGATGAGTGGTTACAGTTGAAGGTGAAGGAAGTCATGGGGGACACCCCACTCAACTTGGACAGCTCCGATGACAAGTCCAAGTTGATTTATAGTCGAGTGGTTAAAGATAAGAGTATGTGGAAGAAGGTATTTAATATTAGAAAGGACCCACGTACAGGTAAAATGGCATTTAGATTTAATGTAAAGACTAACATATTACAAAGGAAGATTACTGAACACTCAACTGTACTTCGTAAGACTACAGCTATACAATGCAACAAGTGTAAAGGGTACGGGAAATACTTTAGGTTCAAAAAGGATGGTGCCCTCTACAAAAAACCCAGCAAATGTAGTGTGTGTGATGGTGGTGGCATCCAGTATATAAAACAGAAGAAGATTGCCGGATTTAAGATAGTGCCTACAAACATCGACCATGTAACAGCCAATGGGTTCAAGACTGACAAACATGTATTGAAGAAGGTAGCTGACAAAGAGGGTGGTGAGGTTGCTGGGTTTATTGCAAAACTGGTGCGGAGAGGGGCTATTGTAAACTATCTCAGCACGTTTGTAGATGGTATTAAAAGGGGGTTGGGGAAGGATGACTTTATCCACTTCAAAATTAATCAGGCTGTTACAGCTACTGGCCGCACCTCTTCTAGTGACCCAAACTTCCAGAATATGCCTGTAGTTGGTGACTTTCCCATCCGTAGGGCGGTAATATCAAGGTTTGTAGGTGGTCGTATCTTGGAGGGTGATTTCAAACAGTTGGAATTTAGAGTGGCTGGCTACACTTCTGGATGCCAACAAGTCTACAAGGATGTAAGGAGTGGAGAGGATGTCCACCAGTTTACGGCTGACACTATTGGAATTGGTAGGAGAGAGGCAAAGGCACACACATTCAAACCATTATATGGGGGTAAGGATGGGACGGAAAAGGAGAAAGCCTACTACAATGCCTTCCTCAAGAAATATGAGGGGGTCTACAAGTGGCATGTGGACATTATAGAGAAGGTTATAAAGACAGGTATACTTGTACTCCCATCAGGTAGGGAGTATGATTTCGGTGTTGTACGGAGACAGAGGAATGGGAATGTGGCAGACGCTACAAAGATCAAGAACTATCCAGTACAGGGGTTTGCCACTGGTGACCTTCTACCCATAGCACTAGTATATTGTTGGAGGAAGATGTCAGAAAATGCACTACAATCTGTAATTTGTAATACAGTTCATGACAGCATCGTGTTGGACTGCCACCCAGATGAGGTTGATATTTGTGTGGATATTTTGAAAGAGGCTATGTTTTCCTTGAAGGGGGAATGTGAGAGGCGCTACAATATTGACTACGACATGCCGGTGGGGATTGAGTTGAAGCTCGGCCCTAATTGGTTGGAAATGGATGAGGTTTTTGAGGGGGAATTATAAAACCCCAGAAAACTCCCACAAATAGGGGGTTGACTTTACATTCCTGATATGGTATAATTAGGGGTATAGTGAGAGATCAGACAAATGAAGGAGAACAATATGACAGAAGTAGCAGTTGCAGGACAGATGGACCTACCCGCCACTCTTGACGGAATGTCCAATGAGGATATCCGCAAGTTGGCTGGCCAGACTTACAACGGTCCCAAGGGTCTGCCTCAGCTAACCATCAACCATTTCGCGGAAGATGAGTTTGGGGTTAAGTTGCCCAGAGGTGAGTGGCAGGTTTATGTAGAGGATGCTGAGGGGTATGTATTTGCTGAAGAGGTTCAGTTCCGCCCCTTCACCCGCACGTTCCATTATAGTGTGTGGGACAACGAGGAGGGTAACTACAGTAGCCGTTCAGTGGAGCAGACAAGCTTCAACGGACCCTTTGAGGATACTACTGGGACCTTCAAGTGTGGCCGTCTGTCAGCCAAGGAGTTGGACAACCTTGACCCCAACTCACCGGAAGCAGTTGTGTCCAAGAATGTAAAATGCACTCAGCTTGTGTATGGGTGGGTATCATTTGAGGGCAAGGATGCTGAGGGTAATATCTACAGTGTTGTAGACCTTCCTTGCACTTGGCGGGCTAGGGGTGCCAGCTACTCAGCCGCTGATGATGTCTTGAAGGAACTCACAAAGCGGAAGGCTAACTGGCAGTATGTAGTGTTGAAACTGGAGAGTGTGCGTAAGAAGAAGGGTGGCAACACCTTCTTTGCAGCCTCTGCGGTTGTCTCCACTGAGATTGACCACCTTGGGGAGGATGACAACCAAATCATGTGGGACTTCTTGAAAACCATTGAGGGCCGCAACGGTTATATTCTCGACAAGCACGAAGAGGCGCGTGGTGGTTTGAGTGGTGGGGAGTATGTAGATGCTTCCCTTGAGGCCCAGTTTGATGAGCGTGGTGGAGATGATGATGAGGTGCCATTCTAATGAACACACTTCTATTCAAGATAAACTCATATCTTGATGCCGCCAGCCGGGGGGTAGCTACAATGCCCCCTGGTCTGGTGGAAGATTTTAAGGAAGCCTGTGGGAGGGCGTTGGAGCGGCAGTTCAACGAGAAGTCTCAAGAGTACAGTATGAGGATGAGTGGGATTGGCAAACCACTCTGCCAACAGAAACTTGAACAACAAGGGGTTCAGGGTACGGTTGATAGAACCTTAGTCATGCGTTTTCTGTTTGGTGATCTCGTTGAGGCCGCTGCAATTGCTATCATGAAGGCTGCCGGTGTTAATGTGGAGAGTGAACAAGAACAGTGTGAGTTGGATATTGGGGGGATTACACTACAAGGCACCTTGGATGTAGAGGTGGATGGTAAGGTGTGGGATGTAAAATCTAGCAGTGGGTACTCATTCGCAAGCAAGTTTGGTCCTGAACATGGTGGGTTTACAAAGATTGAGGAAGAGGATGCCTTTGGGTATATACCACAGGGGTTTTTGTATGCAGAGAGCCGTGGGAAGCCCTTTGGTGGGTGGATAGCGGTTGATAAGAGTACGGGGGAGTTTGGGGTTGTTGAGACACCCAACAATGCCACCGGGAAAAGGGCTACAGCACTTAAACGGGTATCTGATAATATCCGCGACCTCAGAGACAACCCAGGAACAGTTGTCAAATTTGAAGATACAGCAGAGGTCAAGAAGACGGGAAAGAAACCCAACGTCATTGAGACACCAACAGGTAACAGGCTCATGCCGAACCTCTGCACCTTCTGTAAGTTCATGCGACACTGTTGGCCAGGGGCAGCTTTCAGACCTAATGCAACTACAAAGTCCAATAATCCGCGTCCCGTTTGGTACACGCATTATGAGATGGATCACTTTGGGGAGAGGGTTTGATGCCAATACTACTACAAAATAAAATAACAACAAGTGATCTGGTTAACAATGATTTTTGTGTCTATATCTATGGAGATAATCTAAAGAGGGTAGGTATGGGTGGGCTTGCAAAAATCTGTCGGCCCTATTCTAACACGGTGGGGGTGGCTGTCAAAAACTACCCCGCTATGGATGAGGGTGCATTTTTTTCAGACCAGAACTTTGAACTACACAAGGGCCAAATAGATGAGGACATGGAAAAGGTGGCAAAACACTTGAGGGAGGGGAGGGTTGTAGTTTTCCCCACTGGTGGGATTGGGTCTGGGTTGGCCCAGCTACCGGAGAGGGCACCTCAGTTGTATGCCTATTTGAGTGAGAAGGTGGCACGGTTGATTAAATTGTACAACAAGAAGGGGGCTGTTTTGTAGATGAGCAAGATGAGGTCTGGGTTTAGGTCCGGTTTGGAGGTAGAGATAGCTGGACAGTTAATAAAGAATAAAGTGGAGTTTGAGTATGAGAAGCACCAGCTTGAGTACCAAAGGAACCCGTCTAAATATATACCAGACTTTTATCTACCCCACCTTGGCTTTTATATCGAGGTTAAGGGGAGACTACAAACATCAGACAGAGTTAAACACCAGTTGATTAAGGAGCAACACCCAGAGGTGGATATCCGTTTTGTATTTGGGAGAGCAAGCAACAAAATTAGAAGGGGTAGCAAGACTACATACGGAGAGTGGGCTGATAGATATGGTATACCGTGGGCAGATGGAAAGGTGCCGAAAGAATGGTTAAACAAACAGAAATAGATGTTGAAACTAGTACAATAAAGTTGGGGGACAATTCCTTTGCTGTTATTGTATCCTCTCACGATGAAAAGGATGGGTTTTATGAGTTGAGGGGTGTGTCAGGTCCTATCCCAGGTAGCCAAGAGGAGAACACTGAAAGGGTGTTTAAAATATGGAAGGGGTTGATGTTTATGGCTGACCAATATCCTGCATCTCTAATTTCAATTGCTATGGCTATAGAGGCAGCTATTGATGGTGCTAGTCCAGAAGAGGTCACTGATAAAGTG